AAAATTTTCAGTCTTCTCTACTGTATAGATATTATTTATTGTTATAGATGATGGAAAGAGTGAACTCGCATCTACTGCCGTAACAAAATCTCCTGGCATTACCGTGATAGCTTTCTGCAAATCGAGATAATCCGTATCAATCTGCCCAATAACCTCTATATTCGCTCCATTTACAAGGATACCGTCTCCTTCGTCAGAGAGAACACCATATCCCATCTTCACAACTTCACTGCCATCTGGACCTATGAGGACCTGCTGACCTGCCCTCAATCTGAGTGCGGCTTCAATCTGTTGCGCTGTAACAGTGCCTGCTTGTATCCATTGACCATTAATGAGTGTAAAACCATAACTCACAGCTAATTTTGATGGAGTTGAGGCATTTCCGACCTTCAGATACCCAATGTGATAATAGTAATATGTACTATCTTCAGCTGAAAGCCTTGCATTGGATAGTATTACCTGATTGGTTGTAGCTGTCAGGTTTCCTTTGGTCAGGCGAATATAAACGTAATACGTTGTATCCGGTACTAAAGAGGTGTAGGTATTCGAGTAAAGCTGCCACACATTTGCATCATCGCCATAGAACGTCAATCCACCTACTGAAGCGTAAAACTGGGCATAATCTCCATTATGGTTCGCTTCGAGTTCAACGTTCCATAGCTGGAAGTTCCTGTTTCCTGAGCCAATAGCAATAGCTTCAGCTTCTATTGTTCCAGCCCGGATATTTCCACCGTCAAATTCGATATCTTCACCAAAAAAGTTCTTATTCTTCAGAATCTGAAGCATGCGCATCGCATTGTTTGCAGTACGTTGATCAATAGTCAATCGCTGTGTATCTACCTTGATTTTCTTTTCTTCTTCGATTCTTTCTACAACGAAATCCACTAAGCGTTTCTCTTGATTCGATACTTCTATGCGTACATTCCAAGGCCTGACAAGGTCCACTTGCTTTGATAGCACCCTGAGTTGCTCATCTATTCCTAAGTCTGTGTCTCTTATAGTGATAAAATCTCCAGCTTCAAAATAGTCGCTGTTGTATGAGATTTTGTCTCTCTCCCAGAGTTGCGCAAAGTCTATTTGATACGAAACTTTGGGATCACATACTGTATCCAGATAGGAGAGAGCCTTGTCTAACAACTCTTGAGATGCCGCGTTGATTTCTGCATCTGTTAGCTCAACATTCAGAATCTTGTACGTAGCACCAACTGAAGGAGTAAATCCAAGCTGGCCAGAATTGAAGTAGACTTTCTTTGAGACAGCATCATACGCATATATTCGGGCTTCTCCCGTTTTCGCACCATCTCTGACATATATTGTGCCGCCTGAGATCTCGTCTGAAGTTTCCGTTCTTGATGAATCCTGAATATAACCACACAAGCCGAAATCTCCATATGTCTCAGTCCCAGCGACTTCTACAGTTCCATGTTTTGCTCTTGGATAAATATCCGGGAATTCTTTGATACCCTCTATAACTCCATATATGTCTGTGTTTTTTTCAACGTAGAGAAGCCCGGAAGCCCCTGTTCTGATTGAATGTCGTGGATCAGCTGTCCTATCAAAAACCGTGATTCTGAGATTCTGATAAACATATTCATCTGGAAGGTTTTGAGAACCACCTATCGGGTATAGCCTTGTAATGAGGGTTCTTGAGTCGATTTTCTTCGATATTCCACTGAGATTCTTTGAATACTCTATTATGGCGCTGGTGATATTCCCGAGAGAATTTTTTTCACCTAAATAAACTGTTGAACCATCAGCACTGAACTTGTATTCTATCTCCCATTTTTCGCATATTTGCTGTAATGCCTGGAGCTTTGTTACTCTGTTGAAAGAGATGTTTTTTTGTGAAGATAGCGTAGTGGCATTCAGATTAGCTGTATCATAAGTGAAATCAGTTCCAGCGAAAAGATAGCTGAGAAGCGTAGAAAGATCAATGCTTTCGTATTCTACTATCTCTTCACCCGTCGCGTCTTCACGAAAAAACTGATTGATGAGCCTATAGCCTCTATGTTCAGCAACTACTCGCATAGTCTTAGCGGCATCTCTGCGTGTTGGTTCTGGAATATGAACGATATACCGCCTTTCTCTAACTCCATCGCTAACTCGTATCTCGTCTAAGTTCTGAATATCTTGATGCTCTACCACGATATCCAATTCTTGCCTACCCATGAACTCATCTCTAAGTGTCCCAGAAAGAATCTGAAGATCTCTTAGATACACCCAATCTCCCGCAGCGGAATCATAGCGATAAAGTTTCAAGGTCCATATTGCAGGATTACTATCTGCTGTACCTATTTCTCTCAGTGAGATAGAACCTTCAGCTATTATCGTAGAACGATATGGTCCTATCTCTTTAAACTCTATTCCACCGTCCAGATAGCAAGAAACAGTCTCTCCATCCCATTCGAGAGATATCACGCCACTCAAAGCAGATTTAAGAGAGTCTATATTTGTAAGTAATTGAGATTTTGAACCTGCCTTGAATTTTCCACGCAGTATGATGTTTCTCGGCATTGCAAATGAAGAAAGCACCCTTTCCTCCAGGGTGCTTTCGTCTTTTTTGATTGCTTGTATATTTAATTTGTATTGGAGATTATCGAAACCTTCGATTTTCTCAGTGTAGAAGCCATACAGCGACTTCAGTTCATCTACTGTCATTTGTTCAGCCTCCCAACGAACACAATCTCAACATCAGCGCTCAAACATGAAGAGATTGGCTTGTGAGGATCGATTTTAAAATGTTCTACAAAGACGAGATAGGTGTTTGTACTATCCGGGAACGAAAGAATCCTCTCTGACGTTCCCGAGAGGGTATTCTTAACGCTGTTGAGGTTGTTCCTGTATTCAGTGTGAGTAGAACCCACTATCGTCCCTTTTACGATTATTCTGTTGAGCTTCTCTATTTTCATGCCTTCGAGGTTTGATGCTCCTGGAATATCTATTTCTTCTTTTTCAACTGATTGTCCACGACCTGATACCTGAATTCCTTTGATGTATTGCGAAAGGTCAACTCCATTGAATGTCATTGAACCTCACCTCTAAATGTATCTTGGGTTGTACTTGACTTCTAGTGAAGCAAGCTCAGGAATGATGGTGTTGTTTTGGCCCGGATAAATTTTGAGAAGCTCCTTTGGGTCAGATGGATAGTGTTTCATTCCTTGTGAGTCTTCATAGTAGAGTTGAACTTGCTCAGTCTCCGGCGTTGCCAGCTGATACCAGACTGTGTATGTTCCATCTGGTGCTGATGTTGAAAGTGATGTTCCGGAAACAGTTCCTTCATATGGCACACCGTTTTCGTCTATCAGTAACGCTGTGCCTGTGCCACTCTTTGTGAGTGTTCCAGAACCAGATGAAATTACTATTGAGTCTTCAAAATCCCATTTTGCATTCTTAACTCCTGTTTGTAGTTCCATATCCTCATGAACCCCAGCATATCCGAAAAGATGAGTTCCGACTGGTATTTCGATTTTGTCTGTGCGTGGGGGTTCGTAGGCGGTAGCGGTGTCGCCTTCTTCGAGTTGAATTTTATCATTTACTGAAGCACTACTTAATGTCGTATGAGCAGTTAAATATTTACAGCTAGAAGGTGTTGTAAAAGCTCCAACACCGTAAACTTCTGAAATATATATTTTATTTGCATTATAAAACAGAACATTACTGTAAAGTGCATTTGCACCATTCTTTGAAAGATAGTAATTCGTATTTGGTTTAACTGCCACAAATTCGGAAAAAGCAGTACCACCAATATGTGTAACTAATCTTTCTCTTGACCATACTTTATCCTTGATAAGAGAAGGTGCTATATTCTTTCCCCGGTTCTCAATCGTGATTGTCTTATCACCAGAACTCCAATCCCAGCCAATACAAGCAACACCATCGACATATGGGAGTTCTGCTGCTAAATCATCTTCTTCGAGTTCTTCCCACTTAGTAACTGAATATCCGTATTTTGCTGTGTAATATGCTGCACGAGCCGGGTCGAGGGCGCCCTTTTCGGTGAGGTTGAAAATTCTTGCTTTGCTGATTTCATTGAAATACCCAACAGTAAGGGTAAACCCATGGACAACAAAAGAGAAGGTATTTGCGTTTTCATTAAGTGTTGTATACTTTTGGCATGCAATCCCTATTGACGAATATGAACGAGATTGTGTTTTCCAACCAGAACTATCATATGCTGCACCTATTTCAGAATAAACATCTGAAGAAGCAAAATCGGCATCGTTTATCATGAAAATAAAAGCATATGTATTATTTGATTGAAAAATATTATCGTTTCATATGTATTATTTGATTGAAAAATATTATCGTTTACAATAAACTTCAAGTGACCAGCTTTGTATGCGTAGTCTGGAGTTGATGTTAATTCAGCTCTTTGAATCCCATTAGACACTGTGTAAGTATTTAAATCAGTATGTCCAGCCCACCCATCAGCAAGCCCATCACCATTACTATCAGTTTCAAAATTCCCATACTTTCCCAAAAGATTCACGATAGTTGTGCCGTAGAGTTTTATATTAGCCTTGTCTCTTCCAAGATTAGTTCTGTCTATATTATCAGGTACAATAAAACTTTCATTTTGCTTTTCTAATTCCTCTATTGTTAATTGAACATTTTTCTTTGAAACGGTCTGCATATAATCACCTCACAAAGAGAAAAAACCGGGGGCTTAAACGTCCCCGGTTGTAACTTTGGTGTTCCCATCAACGGCATTCTCTGCCACGCACTTTAGGATAACCGTATCACGTTTTATAAACTTATCACCAACTATTAAAACAGGCCCAGCTTTAGTAGAAACATCGGGGTTCTTAAAGCGGTATAAAAGGTTACCGTTTAAGTCATAAACCTCTACAATATATTTCATATCAATCACCTCATGTCAAGCTGGTTATTTCTTCGTATGTTCCGTATATCCTACCACGGATTTTAATCTGGGCATCCTTACCACTTGAGACTGTGCAAGAGATAGGCTCAAAGTATTTATAGCTTCTTCCAAATGCCTTATCTGTTTCAGAATTATCAAACAGGATTTTGAAATAAACTGTAAACCTGTCAGACGGGATTCCTATACTAACGAGACTATTATCAGACAGCCTCCTTGCTTGAGCATTACCGTCATTCGTTGATTCTAGTGTAGTTGTCCCATCAGCAGCAAGGTGTTTATTAAACCATTGCTCCAAAACATGCTTACCTGCTGATACATCAGTATCAACCATGTCAATGGTTAGTTCTAATTCGGGGAAGTCTATTGTGTCATCATCTTCCTCAACGTGAGAGAAATTCCCACGGTCAAGGATAGGTCTTAAAGGCGCATCAATTATGACATCAGGCAAATCTGGAACTTCACCATAGTATTTTAATGTTATGGTGTTAGGTGTTGTCTCTGTACCATCTTCAAGTTGAATAGTAATGGCACTTTTAAGTGGATAACTTCTTGCCATGTGTATCCCTCCTTACTCTATTATCTTGTAGTAGATACTTACATTTGCTATGCGATACCCTGATTCTGACCCTATAAAGGTGGTTTCATAACGGTCAATCATTATTGTTCCTATCTGACTTGAGTCTCCTATAAAGTCGTAAATAGGTATCGCTCTATTTTCTAAGTTCGAAATTATTTTGCCTATAACAGACTCTACGTCTTCCCGTGCATAAACGTTTGCGTTAACGTAGTCTGTTACATAAGGCAAAGTATCATCTTCTATCCTGTGTACCGAAGTGATTACCTCGACAAAAGTGTCTTCATTCATCGTTGAAACTTCGTCAAGATACCACGGGATAGTATTATCGACTTTAGTCAAAAAGTCTCTTATTGAGTAGATAATATTTAGATATAGGTTTTGCGTCATGGCATCACCTCAATTGCTTTAGAACCCACTCTTTAACGTATCTTCTTAGCAGCGCTGGTGCTTTCCTTTGCCATTCTTGCAAGGTATTCCTAATAAATCCCACTGACTGTTTCTTAGGTTTGTAATTGTAGATAACTGCCCCATTCTGGCTTATCAGGATACCCGTTGCAAACATATACCGCAACGAACGTTTTCTCTTTTCAGGATTGCTGCTAAGTGGGTGCCCATGTACTCCATATTCCACAAAAATTAGGTACTTAGTTTCGTTAGAAATTTCCCATAAAAGTTTTCCTATCTTATGATAATCCCAGCCACGCCATAATGTTCCACTAATACCTACTGGAGTTGCTTTTATTAAGTCAGCCATCAAACCCATTACGATTTTAGTCAAGGCATAATCTGCTACGGTTACGTCTATCTTTTTTAGCCTTGCGAGCTTTGCGTTAAACTCCGCAACATTCGACTGAATTTCTATTTCTCTGTTCATTTCGGGTTTACTCCTAAAACGATATGAGAGTCTTTAGTCTGCATAAATGCGATTGAATATTCCTGCCCACCTATTTCTATCAGAGAATTTGTGTCAATGGTAGTATAGGGAATAATTACCTTTTTAGAGTTTTCAGCAAGCTTACCCTCAGAGCGTTGAATCGTTCTCATATCCCAATTACCAACATAACCCCAAACGCTTTGAGTCGAGTATGATGGGGTTCTCTTTTTAGTTACCGTGTCATAGGTGTATCCAGAGACTCTCTTTATCTTAATTTGAAATCTCGGTAATGTATCAAACATGTAATTGCTAAATATCCTATTATCTCTAATCATATCTCCATCACCTTGTATCCGTTTAGTACAGCAAGAACGAAAGCAGGTGCTTCTGTATAGCTTACGCTTATGCCTTCGAAGTTTTGCCCTTCGAGCGCTTCGGGTTTTGTATAGAGATATTCACACCATCTCAAGATTGCAAGTTTCAAATCATCTGGTGTTGTAGCATATCCACCCGTATAGGTAACTGTTGCCCTTCCATCGTAGTATTCCTGTATCTCTACGATACCACTTTCGCTAAAGGTATAAAGGGTTAAAGTAGTTCCTTCGATGGTCACGATTGATGAGACGTCTGTGACGGGTGTTTCTCTAAGTGCCCCAACACCTGAATAAAAATATACTCGCTCTGAATAGGTATCTTGTGTGAACTCTCTGCCACAATACCTTTTAGCAGCATTCTCGACTCCATCAAGGATTTGCTGCAACCTCGCATCTTCATCGCTTATAGTAATTCCCAAAAAGGTTTTTAGCTCAGTCAGCGTTACCATACTCAAAACCTCGCATTAAAATGGTGAATGTGTCGAACCGTAGTAAACTCCCATAGTCGAAACAACCGTTGTTGCTGAAGGGGTTAACTCAACCTTGATATAAGGATTATCCATATCCTTTACGACTTCGAATTCAAGAAATCCATACATAGCACCTGTAAAGGTAGCTGTCTGAGAAACTGTATAAGTACCATTAGAGGATGAGGCTTTGTAGATGTTTGCCTTCAGGGTTTGCGTATCAGTTGAGTCGAACGTTATAGCAACAAGCACGTGCATTCTTTCGTAACCTCGTAAATCAATAGCACTTGAAGTAGCAGCAGCAGTAATCTGCTGTGGCTTAATAAAAAGCGAAACCTTTGTATTATCAAGAATACTCCAAGCAACTAATGCGGTTACCGCAGCTACAACGATTATCAAAGTTACTATCCATTTTTTCATATTTTTACACCTCCAAAATATAGGGGGCATCTGCCCCCCATTATTAAGATGCAGCGGTCTTAAGGATAGCGAAGGCGTTAGGCATAGCAACAGAGATAGCTACTCTTTCTGTTGCCCTAACCGCTATCATGTCTTTTTCGAACAGGTTGTCACTGCCTACCGTGGCTTGGTCAGCAAGGGCAACGGTCATCTGTCTGCGGTCGCCTAAGTAGAGGTAGCTTGGGTCACCAAATATAACAAATGCAGTATCAGCAGCATCATCAGAAGTCGAAGGCATTTCATCGGCGGTGATAACAGGGTATCCCCATATTGTCTTATCCGCAGGGTCAAACAGGTAGTTTCCAGAACCATCGGTAAGTTTCTTAATGAGTGCAAAGACGGTTCTATGCATTATGAACTTCCCATTAGCGGCTACTCTCGAAGGAACAGCAGCGATGAGGTCCATAAGGTCATCAGCTGATATATTGGCAAAAGAGGTTTCACCAGAACCCATCGTTACAGCATTAGTTCCACTTACGGCAAGAATACCGGTGAATACTGTACCGTCTCCTTGGAAGGCTTGATTATCTTCAGCAGTGGCGAAAGCTTCAGCAAAATATTTAAAGAGTATTGCATTTATATCTTCAGCGCTGTCCTCAAAGAGTTCCGTGGTAACAGGAACGATAACACCAGCTTTCTTTGCAGTAAGCTGAACCTGCCCAAAGGTCGGTTGACCTGTACTTATCTGGTTACCTTCAGCAACCCAGCTTACAGAAGGTTTGGCAGTCGTCTTAGGAATATTAAGCACGTCTCTATTCATTCTAATAACAGTTCCATATTTTCTCGTATAGCCAACATCATTCATTATATCAAGAACACCGGCTCTGAATTCTTCAGGAACAAGGTATCCACCTGCATTATCCGTGCCCTCAGAAAGAGCTTTAACTGTTATAAAGTCCCTCTGGATGAGAGCTTTGAAAAATGTTGCAATGTCTTTCTGCTCACCTTTTGAGAGAGGAAGCATTTGCTTTATTCTGCCAATTTCCTCTTTATCAAATCTCTCGGTTATCTTTTTGTCAACGAGTGTGGCAACGTCTTCTTTGAAACTACCAAGCACATCCTTGAGTTCTTCCTTTGAAATTTCAATCTTTCTTTCTTCCATCTTCATTTCCTCCTTTCAGTTCTTTCAATGTTTCATAAACTAATTGTGCTAAGTCAAAGCTTTTGGCTTCTTCCTGTTCTTCATTAACTTCCGGGGCCAAAAGTTTTTCTTCTAACCGTTCAAGGCTAAGTTGAATATCCGCAAGAACTTTTGAAAGCTCCTCAGCGAGTTTAATAAACCTAGTCTCGACATCTTCAGCGCTTCTAAATTCTGGTGGCTCCATATCAAACTGCTTATAATGCGCTGCGAGATGGTTATAAACTCTCTTCTTTTCGCTATCAGGAATATCAACACCACCCCGTGCACCAAGAAGCGCTCCCATAGCTGCAATAACTCCACGTTTCACTGTAATGAGTTTCCCATCTTCTACGTAATGATGAGGTAGTTTATAGCTTCCAAAGTTTTCTTTATCTCCGGAATCATACCACGCAAAGCCTTTTGCGTACTTGTTCCAATCAATGGTATCCTTGTCACCTGAACCATCAGACGATGCCCATTTTCTTAACTGACTTATGGCTTTATTAGCGTCCCAGGATGATTCCTCATCAGTCGGTGGTGTGTGGTTTGCGGGAACTGCTTTAATACCCTTGGCTGCATAGGCTAAAGCATCTTGCAGGGCTGGAACGGGAACACCCGATATTTCCAAAAGCTCCTGTTTCTCGAATGTGTAACCCCCATGCTCATTTCCCTCAAATTCTTTAGGTAAGAATCCTACCGAGAAAGCATTTAAAAACTTATCTCTGTAAAGCCTAAAAATCATATCAGCAAACTTTGACCATTCATCATCTCCTTTATCTATGAACTTTACTGTGAACACTAATTTTCCATCTTTCAAACCAATATTGAGCACTTTTCCCAACGGGGGCTTAGAATAATCATGTGCCCAAAGAAAGACGGGATTTTTCTTGAAATTGTCTAACTCCCAGCCATCTTGTTTAATGATATCTCCTGAGCGGTCAACTGAGTCTGTCGATGCTACGCCAGTTAATGTCCTATTTTCTTCGTTGATTTCTTTCACGACTATATTGATATATCGTTTTTCCACAAAATCACCCCCTTATACTACAGGTATTATCGATTGCTTTCTTAATAACTTCTCAAGGTCTGGAGATTTCCATTTAACCTTTTCTAATATCATCAAAATCTGAGCCTTACATTTCTCTGGGTATTTCCTTATATCATTTTCTTTCAAACGAAGAACATACCAGCCATTAATGTTCAAAAATTTATCTCTTTTCTTGTCTTTAACAATTTGCCCGGGTTTAGAATGCCAATAATCCCCATCACATTCTATCGCAACCTTCCATTGCAATAATGCAATATCGATAAACACTCTACCGACTTGATACTGAGGTATATACTCAATTTCCCATTCATCTAACCAACCACGAGCTATTAACTCTATTGAAGTTTCACGGTAGTTTTGAGCTTCTAATATCTTTCTTATATGCTCACTTGCCCATTCTGGGTTGTTATCCCATAATTGTTTTGCTTTTGTAAATGCTTTCTTAGCCTGTTTTCGACGTTCCTCAAAGCTCATTTTGCTGAAGCGACGTTTGCTATCTTCACTAATTGTCCTTGTGCGTATTCCATGCTTTTGTAAGAATTTTATTAAACTATGGCGCGAAACATTCAATTCTTTTGATATTTGCTTTATAGTTTTTCCTTTTTGCCAATGTTCTTCTTTAATGAACTTAGCAATATCTGTTATACCTAACTCTTTGAACCTTAAGTCAACATATATTCGGATTCCATTTTCGTGTTGATACTTTTTAAAACATTCTTTTGAACAAAACTGAACCCATTTATGAGAATTATGAAAAACCTTGCCACAATACGCACAAACAATTTTAGGCATTGAATCACCTCGTCAAACCACGGGTATCGTAACACATCTGCACCCGATTACGTTTCCAGCACTTCCCGACGGGTCGCCCGGATACATGAGATATTCTCCGCCTACGGAAAAAGGTTCTTCTATCTTCACTATCTGTCCATCGGCTTCCCTATGCCCATCTCTAACTCTTTCATCTTGTGCGGTTAGCCATTCTTTCTTTTGCACACCGTTCTCTTGCATTGTCATCTGGTATGTCTGGTTAACGCAGCCGAATATTTCTGTCCTTGCTATCGTCGCAGCTCTTTGTCGCTTACTAAGGGTCATTATTTCCGAAACTCGTTTAGCAAGTTCTTTTTCAGATTCTCCAGCCATTCGACCTTCTATTAAACTTTCCTTTAATTGTGTATAGGTAGTTTCATTGACTCTCTTTGCAAACTTCTGGCTTCTTTTTTCTATCATCTCCAAGACTCTTGGGTCAGTATCGCTTAAGCTAAAAGACAATCCAAACTCATCTATAAATTCCTGTGAGGCTTTAGCAGATAACAGCCCCATTTTCTTTGCATAGAAACGCGCCCACGTTGTTAGTTCATCTTCACCGAGCAGCCATGCGGTTATTTCATCTGCAAGTTTTTCGGCTTCTATTCTTGATAAACCTTTTTGCGCTTTAAGCTTTTCAAGGATTATCTTTTCTTGTTTCGTGAACCTCGCACTGACCCATCCTTTAAAAAAATTCTCATCTTCAATCCTTCGCTTGGCTATCTTTAGCCAATAAGCATCTCTATCAAATCCTTTCTTAACACTCTTGGTTACTTGTTCATCCATTCCATAAGTCAAAAGAGTATAAGGCTGGTTACCCCATTCGACCTCTGGATAGCCAAGTTCAGCACGTACCTCGTTTATAGTCAGGATATTATTCTTTACAAGTTCAGTGTACTTCTTCATCTGGAACTCTTCGTCTTTAGGAATAACAGGGTCAAAGTCAAAGTAAAGGTCTTCACCAAAATGCTTAGCATAGTAGTGATTTAAGGCTTCCCGGATTAATACGAGCTTCGATGTTATGGATTTCATAAAGGTATATTCTGCAATGTATGCCGTTGCACGGTTAGAATTTTCATTCAATCCAAGAACGCTTAAAGGCACTCCAAAAACCGCAGCGATTTCCTCTCTTGAAAACTTTCTCAGGTTCATGAACTCCATATCTCGATGGTTCATTTGCATATTTTGAACTTCTAAAGGTAAGTTCATGATAATAGCTTTATGCGCATTCTTTACTCCCGAATATGCTTGTTTGACCATTTCTCTCAATTGCAGATATTGCTCTTTGCTTAGAGGTTTTCCGCTGGGTTTGATTATTATTGACGGTGAAGCGGAGTTATAAAAGAAATTCTTATTCCACTTAGCTGCAAAATAATCTGAATCCACCGTCTCTGCCACTGCCTTCAA